TTATATTCTTAAAGAAAGGTATTTTTTCACCAGCGGGGTTTGTTGTGTCACCTATATAACCCCAATCATCATTACCAGTTATAGATGGTTTATATTGATTACGACTGTTATATGTTGCTTCAGTGGGTGAACTTATTGCTCCGCCGCCTGCTACTTGTTTACCAGTATTAGCACCTCTATTACCCGCAAACACAACTTGTGGTTTTGTTCCATCTGCGTAATAGTAATTGTAATATGCTTTCCATAAATTTCTTACACTACCCACTGCTGTTGGAGTACCTATAGCACTACCATTATCATCGTGGAAAGTAATATCAACTGGCTCATATTTTATTTTTGATTGAATCAATCTCTTACGATTGTATTGATTCATTGTTGCTACTTCAAAGTTGAAGCTAGGAAGTTTTACTGTTTTTACTAGTAGACCGTAATTAGCTGAGGGTGCGCCAGCGGCTATATTTATATCAAAATAAACATGAAAAAGATATTTAAACTTAGGCGCGTTTTGATATGAGTTAGGTCTAAATGTCTTACTAGCATGAGTATAATCACGCAGGTAGTCGCTGCCGAAAAAAGTTCCGGCAGCATCTTTCAGTAAGTTTTCAAAAAATCCAGCCATAGTCTAGATTTAGTTAGTTGTAGTTCGTATTATAGTGAACCACCAATACCAGTAGCAATTGATCCTGCTGTTCTGCCAATAGTAGAACCAACCCCAGATCCAATCGGTGATTGAATTGCGTTATCATAGCGCAATGTCATTGAAATTGTTACTGCTTCACTAGTACCGTAATTCAAGGTATTATAATTAGCTGTTTGAACAAAACAACCATATAATTCCCAAGTTTCTAAAACGATAGGAGCATTAGCACCGTTACCACCGTCTAGAATTTCGATATTTGTTTGGAACTTATAATCTTGTCCTGACGCAGCACTTGCTTGCTCAACAAAGTCCATTTGCTTCTGTAGTTGTTGTCCAACTAGTCTAGATACACTATTTGAAGCATCATCACGAATGTTGATTGACATTGTTTGCCATGTTGCTTTACCTGCCAAATACATTGTTGAGTTGTAAATTGGTAGTGTAATTTCAGTAAATTGAACTTGTGGACGTGAGCAATCAATAACTTGTTTAGTTAATTCTACTGTACTTGTGTTTGTTCCAAAATTCAAAAAGTTTACTCTGAATCTAAATTGTAGTTTTGGCATTAGTAAGCCCTGATTGCCGCCGGCATTATCAGATGCTACTGTCATGTTGAACAATGATTGTGAGGCTGTTGCCATTTTATGTTTCTCCTGTTAATCTTATTTATCTTAAATAAACTGATAACCCCTTTCGGGGTTATCTTAGCTTATTATAATGATGCTATCTCACCTGTGTTTAGAACACGAACCGGGACGTAAATGAATTCAGCTGCCTTAACTGGTTCAAGCGCAACATCAACCCAAAGTTCATTTCTGTCTATTCTAGCTGGGGTATTGTTACTTTCGTCACAAATTACCAAGTAGTCATAGATACCGCGTTTAGCAACTAAATCTACCATCAATGTTTGAATAACGCCTGCGATTTGATTACGTGTCAACGCATCGTTTGGTTCAAAGACGAATGGTCTTGCTGCTAATGTTAATTGTCTACGTACATACGCAATTAATCGTGCTACGTTAACTCTATCTAATGCGCTAGAACTATTGAAACTTGTCTTGTTACCGTAATTCAACAATCCAATACCAGTAAAGAATACTAGTGGGTTGATAAAGTTGATATACAATACATCACGAATACCAATACGTGTTTTAGTAGTTACAAACTCACCCGTTGCGTTGTCAATATAACCAATGTTTGTAGCATTGTCAATAGTACCTCTACGTGTGCCTGCTGCTGCTAACCAAGGATAAGCAATAGTATCATTTCTGATAAATGTACGTAACATCATGTGACTTGGTGGAACAGCAACTAAGTTACCGCTTAGGTCACTTGTGATACCGCTTGGATAGAACAATCCTAAGTATGTATTACGTGTTACCAATCCATCTTCGCCTGTAGCAGTTGCGCCTGCGGCATTAGTTGCCCATGCTTGAATTGCTGTAGCATCTGCTGGCAATCTCATTGGTGTGTCACCGATGATGTAACCTGTTTCGCCGCGATCAGCATTCAATACAACCATGTTAGGTTGTAGTTCAGGATAACCCGGAGTAGCCATTAAGTTGAAGAAGTTATCTTCATCACGAATGTCATAGTTAGTGTCAACAACTGAACGTAATGATTTAACAACCATGTTACGTTGTGCTTGACGACCCATATATGGACTACCATTTGATTTCAATCCACTTTCACTTAACCAAGTAGATGTTACTGTTGGTAATGAATCATCTGGATACTTAGTACTTGTGAAGTAGTTAGATTGATATGACTTAACATTATAACCTGAACGGCGTGTGTTGAATAACAACATGCCTGTTGGGTATAGTGTCGCAGTAGGTGCGTCTAAATCTAAATAATCACTTGACAACAAACTTACGATTGTTGGTATAGGATCATTTACTGGATTTGTGTCTCCATTTGTTGCCCAACGAGCATCAGCAAATACTACGCCACTTGAACTTGTTTGGTCAGCATTGTCTAACAATACCCATTGATCCACACCAGACACACTTTGCCAACGATTTAATACTGGATAGTTTTCTAAATCACTTGTATTGATCCACAAATCACCATATGCTAATGCTGTTGTGCCATCACTTTGCGTAGTTGGCTCAGACGCAGCAATGATAGGACCATTTGGATCTGTTAGACCAGGTGTAGCTGACGGTGATGGGAAGCCGTTTGTATCATAACCAATATTAGCATATCCATTCCATTGACCACCTGATTGAACCATGATGTCAACTTGATCGACAACACTCCAGAACCAGTTTTGACCATTAGCAGGCATTCCTACTGGAGCACCTTCATTAGCAGTAAACATTAGTGGAACCCAGTTACTGATTTGTGTACCAAGCCAATTTGTAAGAGTTGGGCCGCCGGAAACAAAAACATAACCAGTTACGCCACCTGAGCCATCTATTGCAGTTACTCTTACTATTAAGTTATTACCAGGAGTACTTCCTCCTAAAGTAGCACCGTTAACCGTTATAGTATTTCCTACAACATAACCAGTGCCAGGGGTAGCTACTCCATCCGGTATATAGATACCATTTTCAATTGCTATGTTTAGTACAGCATTTACACCAGTACCAGAGGTGCTGCTTGCTGCTGCATTAAAATAAGAATATACACCATCACCATACTTACAGTATGTTGTCTCATTAGCAACAAACCCTGCTTGAGTTAGTATGCCAGCTGAAAATCCGTGATTCGCACCGGTAGTTTGAATCAAGTCATTCATCACTATTTCGCCGCCCTCAGTGTGTATCAATTGTACAGCACCATCAGTTGTTACTAAAGCAGTTGTATAAGTGATGTTAGCTGCTGACCATGCTGTTACAAACTGTGTTGGTGTGCAATTGTCAGGGATAGTAACTTCATATGTACTTGATAAAGTATCACTATTTGGGATACTTGTTTGAACATATAGAATCGCAGAAGATAAACTATAATTTAAATTAATAGCAAAATCAGTTGTTGTACCAGTTGCTACAGTAGGACCAGTTACTGCTCTTTCAAACAAAAATGTAGAATACATAACTGCCAATGGATAACCAGCAACAGTACTATTTGAATATTGACCGTATATAGTTCCAGCTGGTACAGCTTGTCCACCAGTAGCATCTAACATGGAAGTATTACTCCAATCATTTGGAGCCAATGTAACATTTAGTGCTCTCCATGATCCGGTAGTTGCACTATATTTAGAGACTACAGGATTAGCACCTAATCCAGATGCGCCAACTTTAACCCATACTGAGCCAGTTGGGTGAGGCATTGTTTGACTTGAACTCCATAATGGCATTTCTGAAGAAGTACCAATGGCTACTGCCGGTTGATAATAATCACCTGCAGTTATTCCTAAATCAGCTAACACTGTTCCAGTTCCAGCACCAATTGTTATCATTGCGTCAGCATCGGCAGTTAATAGATTAGGCTGTGATGAATATATACATAATTTACCTGATGTTACACCAGCTGTCAAGTGTGTCCATCCCTTAGCATTAATAGCAGCGGCAACTCCTGCTGCTGTATTATTAGGGCCAGCGGGAACAGTAATTGTTGTAGTTGATCCAAGTAATGAAATAGTAAATGTATTAGCTGCTGTTAAAGAAGGATTAGAATTAGTTCCTTGCGCGGTCGGCCATGCTTGTGACCATGAAGTTCCACCAATTGTTCTCCAAATATTAGATGGAGTTTTGTAAAAATATTGATTATTTGTAGTTGGATATTCAATAGTAGCGTTTATCGCATAATCACCAATATTACCCAAACTAGCAACTGGTCTGCCACCACTAATATAAGTAGCAGCATCAGTTATAACTATAGGAGTTTTGTTTGTAAATTTACCAGTAGTAGCGTTCCACTCAAAGATACCCCAAGTAGAATTAGTAGTATCTAACCAATATGCTCCGTCATCTGGGGCTGCTGAAGGACGTCCAACTGAACCAACTAAACTTGATAAATCAATGTCAGCACGTAAAGTGTAGCAACGATTAGTAGAACCCAATAATGAGTAAGCTGCTAATAGTCCATATTCATTCAATTCATAACCCTGGATTGGTGTTCCAGCAGTTGTTGTATAGAAGAATGGCACACCATAGAAATCCGCCAAGTCTTTTTGACTTGTAATTTGATATAGTTTACCTGCGTTAGCTGCAGTAGTACCGGCAGCAACGCCTGTACCAGATGGATTTGCTTTATTCTGTGCTGTTGCGAAAATTACAAGCGGAACAGTGCCGCCTGGGGCTGGTAAATATTGACTCTGGTCAATGATCGTTACTTCTACGCCTGGTGATGTTAATGCCATTTTATTTTTCCTTTAGTAAAATTTTGAGGTTTACAACCTGATTGCATACTATTATTTATTAATAAATTGAAAAAAGTCGGTATTACCGTACCTTCGAAGGTTCTGCTACTAAATAATATATGCTCAATCAACGCCCTATCTGTACAAAATGTAATAAAAATCATACCGCTATAAATTATAAGCGTGACGGTGTTACACATTATAGAAGTACATGTGATGAGTGTGGCAGGAAGAAAAATAAACTGAAAGCCAGAACTGCTAACTGGACTAAAAGTGGATACAAGAAAAAAGCCACATGCGATTTATGTGGCTTTAAAAGTCTATTCACAACACAAATAACTGTGTTTCATGTTGATGGAAACTTAGAACATATTGAACAAACTAATCTACGCAGTATTTGCTTAAACTGCGTAGAAGTTGTCAAAAAGAAAGAAGTTACTTGGCGGCGCGGTGATCTACAGATTGACTATTAATAATACTATACACAGTGTTGTGTAACTCATCAATGGTTCCGTTGTTATCTACTATATGGTCATAGTCTAACCCTACACTACTGTATTCGCTGGCATGAATATGTAGGTTGTCTAACTTCCTCTTACCTATAGCCCACGTTGAATTACCATTTGGACCTCTGTTATATGCTACTGCTGAATCATACCATTCAGGATCAGGGCCGCGCTTTACTCTAATTGCTATACCACCTATATTTCTAATAGCATTTACCTCATTGGCAAATCTACAATCAGTAATTACAATATCTTCATTAGAGTTTAATAGTTTGTGTTCTACGCTTGCTACCCAGATATCATTGTGAAAGTGATTGCGGCATACATCTGTTCCCCAATATTGTAGTATCCATCGTGGGGTAATGTCCATACCCAAACGATTGCTCCACCACTCGTCTTTCTGTTCACGCCATACACGGCTGGCTTTAGTAGTGCCTTCTAGGTATTCACGGTTCCACCCAAAGATTACTGCTATCGCATCTTTAAGACTGGATGCAAAACTGATTCGTTTAAACCCATGATGTGTAGTAAGATAGTCAGCAATTGTATCTTTGCCTGAACCAATTAAACCAGTGATACCTATAATCATACAATGCTCCTATAAGTACTTATTATATTACAGGAACAAGACAATAGAAAGCATTTAGGTTAACCTTGAACCCACGTCAAGGGCTGGGAATAATCTACATACTTCTTCAATTCTTCAATCAATAATTCCATCGCTGCTTTGCCTTCTGCTTTCATAGCAGTACCGTTCAATGTTGTGCCGCCACCGGGACCAGCAATAGTTCCAAATTTCTCACGGGCTTCGCCGATCATAACTTTAAGGTTAGCTAAGATAAAGTCACCAATCCAAACACCAGCACCAGGGTCTTGTAGTAATATTTCTTCTGTCTTTTGTACATCAGCCCATATTAATACACGCTCACCAGATCCTTTTGGATCACGAACAATACGCAATATTTTAGATACTGGGTTGAATGTGTATGTTACATAACCACCGAACATACGTGCTGCTAACTCAACATAACCT